ATTGTATGCTCACGACTACCGGTATACGTGGTTATTGTACTGGCTTTAAAGCCTTTTTGTTTGAGACCTTTAACGGTGCTATCATTAAACGCGATAATTTGATACCGTTTGAGATCTTCTATTTTCCCTTTGAAATAAATCAAACCATTCTCAACATCACTAAGTGTTCTCATATTAAAGCCGAAGAGATCGTTTATCTTGCTAGTAATATCTTTCGGAACTTTAAATACTGTGGTAATGTTGTTAACGACACCAACGGATGAAATTTTGGTGAACTTATTATTCCCATGATAAACGGAATAAGGCGTTTGGTAAATATCGCCAAGAATGGTTATAGGTTTATTAAAATATAAAGTTAACAAAGCGATGAACTCAAGAGGGAATTGCGTGAGTTCATCAATGACAATGTGCTTGTAAGTGTTCAGGTCCTGAGTGAATATCAGATGAGGTGTCCAACAACTGACTTTGCTAGACCACCGTTCCATAAGATGTTTAGTGGGGGTGATCCAAACTGATTTAGAGTATTTCTCAAGAGCTTTAGAGCTTTTAGCGGCACTAGCGAAGCCAGTTATAGCCTCGAAACTGCCGTCAATATTTTTCTTTTTACAATTATCTAAGCACTTAAGTAGGTCAGTTCTAATCCTACTAAAATTGTCCTCCTTACAAAAATATTTAACGTATGATTTTACGTCATCCAATGGAATGCTGTAAGTATGATTGGTCTCACTGAGCCGGTAGACGTCATAAACTTCATCAATAGTTCTCAAAGGTTGAATATTGAAACCTAATAAAAAGAAGTACCTCTCTGAACCGACGCCTTTACGCATTTGCATGCGGTCAAAATGTCTACCAATCTCATAAACAGCCTCACAATTACCGAATGTTTTAACTATGACATCAAAAGGTTTTTCATTATCCTTAGCTGCAACGTTGAGATATTCATGAACTTCTTTCACAAAAGAATTTATAAGTTCCTCAGAATTAGTTGGACGTGCAACATCACAAACGATAAGATCTGGTTGAAAAATCTTACCTTTTCTAATGAGTTCATATATGGTTTCTGACTTACCGTAATCAAATTTGTAAACATTCTCAGGTTGTTTGACTGTGAAAGGTAAACCATATTTGTAGTTGCAGGCGTAAATGTTACCATCTGGATAAGCTGTGGCAAGTTCTTTGACCAAAAAACCGGGAGCAGCGCTCAATTCGATAATATTGTGCGGTTTATAACCTTTAATCATACTTTGATAATCTTCGATCAATTTCGGGAATTTGTCTTTATGACCACCACCTCTGATGCTGCTAAAATGTGAGTCTTCATAGAAGATATTCGCCAAAAATGTGGCTCTCGGATTAATATCTTCAAGTAGTGTGAAAACTTTACTGTAAATTCTAACGTTAACATCATACCATTCTGCAAGAACACGCAGAACGTCCATGGAAATTGTGGAGGTGTCCCAAACGCCATTGCATATGTAGTTAGCAATGGTTTTATCATCAAACTTTCCTGAAAGTTTCAATTGTACGTAAGCTATTTTAAGGTAGTTCTTGACAGACGGTTTGTTGTTCTGAACAAAACATTCCCATAAGCTTTTCATAGCGCAATGACCACCTAAAAAAGTATTTGGGATCTTGCTGATTTTGTTTTCGACAATGACTTTCGTGATAGTTTGAAATTCGACTTTGTCATTTCTAACATGTATTTTGCACACGGTTGACTTAGGTGTACTAAAACGATCCATAATGAACTGGGAAATGGCGTTAGAAATGCTCTCGTAGTAGGTGACTTTATCCCCATATTTAGTAGTTATTTCTAAGGGGTAACATTGTCTACCTTTGGAATTTAAACAAGAACCGGACAAACTAATAATACGTTCATCAATTTCCTCTTGAATCTGAAGAGGGTTAACCCTGACTGCAGCGGGTTTATCAACAATTACGGTTTTGTTTTCAATCATGACAGGAACCTCAATGGTGTTCTCTTCTACGTAGGACACGTTGTCAGAAACGTTATCTTCGGTGAATTTTTGGTTTGAATTGTCTTCGACTGGTACATTAGCGACGTACTCTTTTGGGTCTTTTTCTGAGTCGTCGTCGGAATCGGAGCCATTGCTCTCAAGATCAAAATTGTTGAGTGTCAAGGCATCATCATCGTGCAAATCCAATGTATATTGGTTAGATGCGAGTTGAACTTCCTCTTCAGCTTCTACAACATCAATCTTTTT